CCTTTAGCAAAGGCGTTCGCTCTTACAGACGTCTCGGTTGTTTGCGCTCCGTCTGCGTGTAGAGTAGCAAGAATACCATTGACGTAATCCGTCTCTGAAATCCTACCACCTGCACTTCTCACTGTATCTCTCATCGCATCTTCTAGTTGCATATTTTTTTCTCTCCGTTTTTTTCGGGCTATACCCTTCGGGCTGAACGAGTCCATCATTACTTATGAATGTTTTGATTTCTCAATCACTCACTTTCTCAATATTCTCATGTCAGTCCTCGTGGCTCACCTCTTATCCTGTCCTGTGCATCTTTACTTATCAATGTATCGGTCTATCAATGTCTCGTTATATCAATTTCTTGAGTTTCAAATATGACGTAATCATTCGGTCATCCCATTCCTTTTCCACCATACTCAATTGTTCAATCTTAACTTTTTCCGAAACTGCAAATCTAAGAGCATCATGTTGTCGCCTATTGAGTTCCATAGCCGCCGCGAGTTTGTCAACGGCAAGTTTCGAACATATCCAATCACAATCCGGTTGACCGTCCGGATAATTTTTCCAAACTTCTTGAAGCAAGAGCCGGCTTGATAATTCTCTATCACCGGCTCGTATCGAAAGAACTGCACATATTTCCGCAGGCTTTTCCCATGTGCGCTTGGCGGCTTTCTTTTTTTGATAAACACAATTGTCGAAACCCGGAATGTCAGTTCCGATGAATGTCTCGAAACAATGTCGAACTTGTATGAATGAATAATTGAATGGCTCGTTTGAAAGCACATCCCAAATCTTTGTCGCCGCTGACTTGTCAGTCATTTGAACCATTCCTCAAAACTGTCATGACTCATTCCGGATAGTGCATGACCCCATGAAGTATTGAAAGCATTCAGAATCGCAATCCAAGAATTAGAGTTCGTGAAATGTTTCTCGAATGATTTCTTTCTATCGACTGAAACGCCATGGTCTTCCGGCCTCTCTGAATATTCTAAGGCAACCACACGATTGCTAGGCAAACCCGCCCTCGTGTCTTTGGCGTGATAAATCACCGGCTTATCTCCGATGTCAAAGTTAAGACCGAGATGACGATTGCTCCACATCGCCGCTTTGTATTGTTGAGTTCCCGGTTTCTTAATTCCCATCGGTGTTCCAAAATCAATACTCGGAGTTTTCTCTTCGTCCATCAAATCAGAATGAATCTGTCTTAGTAAATTATTCAGTTCTTTTTTATTGCATCCGTTTAGAATAGCGTCGAAAACTTGTGCCTGTGCTGTCTTCACTATTTGCGGAGCGGATGACCGTCTCATCTCTACGCCTCGGAAACTCTGCTTGCCGTCAAACTCTTGATACGCATATCTCTTTTTGACGCCCCATGAAAAATATCGCTCGTAGTAGGCATCGGGTTTTACCAAGAAATATTCGTTCTTCGGAATGCTCAAAAACTTGTACACGAAATCATCGTAGGTGCTATTGAGTTCAATACACAATTGATTCGCTATTGCCACGACATCTTTTTCGGTGAATGGTCGAATTGTCTGCTCGGCCTCGTCATGATTCTGAATCGAAACTTTACAGGAGTCAGTATCTTGATACAGAACTTCAAAGTTCAAAGTGAATCCTTCATCCGGATTGTGAGGTTCAATTCCTTCTTTTGTAAATGTCAGATGTGCTTCGTTAATCCAATTCTTATTCCAATCATTGTGAAGCCTCGCTATTTGAGTAATGTCAGAACCGATTTGAGGTTCAACCATTCTGAACGGCCTACTCTTTGTTTTGTCGCTGACTCCACTTCCTAACACTCCGTACCACGAGTTCATATTCTCCTTCGCAACCCTCTGCTTCTGATTCAGAATGTGGGCAAGTTTCAGATTGCCTGCCGCCTTTGCTTCTCTCATTTGCGCCTGTGTTTTCCTTCTCAATTCAGCAAGGGTTCGAAGAACTCTCGGCATGACGCCTTCGAAATCTCTTCTGTAAACTCGACCTGCCGGTGTGATTGTTATCGGGAATGGATATTCGCCATCCGGATAATCTCGCACATCAACTTTGGTATCGGGTGAAAAGTTCCCGGATATAATTGCGGATGGATATTCCATTGAATTGTCAAGTTCGCAAGCATTCTTCCAAACTCCGGTCGGAGCATCCATCACGAATCCACCTTCCTCGATTATCCCGGTCGTTCTTTCTTTCACTACAGAGATGGATGGCATGATTACATTTTCTTCCATCAGAAGATGACCCATCATATCCTCGACTAGCATCATGTTCGAGTGAGAATATCTCAATGTCGAATTATGAAATCCTGTCTTAATCATATAGAAGTTCACTAAGTCAAGTTTCGTACAGACCCGCTCCGCTACCACATTATCCCATGCGTTGTACACCGCCAACATCAACGGGTCTTTCATCAAGTCCGTGATTCTAGTTCTTGGAACTTTACCATATCCCAATTCTTTCGTAGCCATCCAAGACAAACTTGCTCTGCCGGTTGTCGTGGCCGCTCCTTGAACTTGCTCTGCATAAGCAATCTTACTATCAAAGTGAAGTCGGTGTCTGATTACAGGACCTAAGTTTGGATAGCGATGATATTCCGGTGGCCTTTGTTGGTAATGTCTAGCCATCGCCTTATTCTGATTTCTGCACCTATTGATTAGATATGGATTATCGTAATCCTTGATGTTCTGACCTGCAATAACGTCCGGGTTGATTTCTTCGATTCTCTGTTTGAACCACCACATCAAAGCGGCTTCATTCGTGTCCGGGTCAACGTGGTCAAAGTTTTGAACGTGTACATCTCCCTCAACTCCGGGTATTGGCTCGGTATGTTCGACAACCGATTCTAATGCCTTTTGAGACTGTAGGAAGCGTTTGACCTGTCTCGCTGACGTTGGTACTGTCGTGCCTATTTCATGCGCTCCATCGGGACGCAACAGGGCAATACTGACTACTCTTCCATCAGTGTTCTCGGTATCAAGAGAATCCTCGGGTTCAATATCAAACCACATCACATCAAGTTTGAACGAATCAATATTTTCTTGACTCGGTGAGATGTTTTTCGGGGTGCATTTGTAGGACCCTTGTAGGGCATGACTATCGACGTCAATAACCGTAGTCCAACCGTAAATCCATCGGCATAATTGGTTGAATGAAACGTCGGCGCAATAGTGCGGATAATAATCTCCGCGAACATCCATAATTTCTTGAGGCGTCGAAACTCGAATCTCTGAAAGTGGCGTTCCTGTTATAGAAGTAAATCGAGATTCTTTTCCCGGAATCATTTGCTCTGACCAAAACCTAGGAACACAACCGTGAACATCTAAGTTGACAGTTTCATTCTGCAAGTTTTTGAGACGGAGATTCATTACAACTCTCGCCGGATTTGTATATTCGGTGTAAGATACTGAAACCACTAGATGAGGGACTTTGCTATTCGCCATGTCTTTACTAATCAACCCACCTTTATGAGTGTTTTATGAGGCAGTCATGACATAATTTCTTTTTTGGGTCCCAAGCAAGATTCTTTCGCCTTCGGCATTCCGCACATTTTCTTGTCCTTCTCGAACTTGCGGGGAATCTAATATCATTCCTCGGCCGACTCATTTATTTTCTTCCTCTCTGCAAGTTCGATTTCTTGTCGGGTTTTTCTGATACGCAACATTTGAGCGCAAAGATAGAGAGCGCCATCTATTGCTTCTTCAAGCGCCATTTCAACCCAATCGTCGTTGGGTGTTCCCCAAGTTCGAGTGTCGTCAAAGACTCTGAAACCATGACCGTAAGTCAATTCACCAACCGCTAATCTAGTGGTTATCATTTTAATTATTTCAGCGTTGTCGTCTTTACTAGGCATCTATACTCAATCTCCTTATGAATGTCTTAACCGCCAATATATCATCTTGGGCGGCGGCACAATGGAATATGGCTTCTCCTAGATGTGCATAAATATTTCTAGCAATCTTCGGTGGAATGTCTTCTTCGGAAGCAGTTTTGTAAACGGCGTCAAGAATCTCTGCGCCACTCAAACCCTTGTCAGCAAATGAATCGACCATCGAATCCATCTGTCTCCATATCCTAAGTTGTTTGGAATCAGTTTCAGTTGACGCTTCGAACGCCAAGCCGAGCAATTGTTTCATTCTGTCATTATTCAGTTCACCAATCAATTCATTGACATCCTCGATTGTTGCTTCGCCCGGAACTCTTGTTGCTGAAAATAAGAAGTTCAAGCCTTTTCGCATTGAACCATTGGAATGTTTAGCGACTGCTTTCAGAGCGTCGGATGTAATCTCGATTTCTTCTTTGGCTACTACGTTCTTTAGAGCGCCATAAATTGTCTTGGCCGGAATAGGTCCGAATCTAGTATCGCTGAAAGCACACCTGTCTTTAATCGGGTCAATAATCTGATGCGGATAATTACAAGACAAAACAAATCGAGTCTGTTTCGAAAACCGTTCCATGATTCTACGGAGAGCCGATTGAGCATCGGGTGTCAGATTGTCGCATTCGTCTAGGAATACAACATTGAATGGAATTGGTTTTGGTTTCCCATCAACCAAGTAAACGCCCATGACTCCTTTTCTTGAGAAGTCCTTGACTGTAGTTCTAATGTCATTGATACTTCTCGAGTCGGAAGCATTCAATTCAATATAATTCATCGACCAATCTTCACCGAACAGAGAACGCATCATGGCAACAGCCACGGAAGTTTTTCCAACACCGGCAGGTCCGGCGAACATCATATGAGGCCAAGCGCCATCATCTCCACTCTTGTGAAGTTCATCTATCATGTATCTAATCCGGCGAGTGATGTGTTCTTGACCAATTACATCATCTAACGTATTCGGCCTATAGGTTTCAGTCCACATGAACTATCCTCAATGCCCACCTTAATAAAAGTAAACTATTGATATAGCAAGACATTGATGTTCCGAAACCTTTATAGGTGGAAGCCTGCCTCATTAGTTTGTGAGAGGTTGCCTCTCATGGGAGACGTCGAAAGGCGGACTCCCGGGAATGAGCGAAGATGCTTCCGAGGAAGGCTCGGCGGCGAGGACTTGTCCTCTCTTCGAAATCACAAAGACATAGGCATATGCGGCTAAAGCGAAAAACAGCGAGTGATTGAAGCGGAAGAGAGACTTCTTGGGTAGAACCCCTTGAAGGGAAACAACACTATGGAATAGTAATGAACAGACCACGATAAATTAGGCAAGAAAGTAGCGATGGATAGGGGGCAACGAGGTAATTCTCACGCACCTAAGCAGACGGGCTATCCCATTCCCAACCCTTTGAACCACTAGCGGATAAAGAAGCCGAGGCAATAAGTGGTCATACAGCATACCCAAACAAGAAAAACTTGAGAACATCCGACTCGAAACTTAGGCACTGTTCTCATAAAAACACTAGGGAAGAAGGATGCCTCATTGAGTAGGAAGAGTTGAAAGCCCCGGTGTTATTCATCATGAAGACAATGCCAAATCTTTTCGGCAGTCTTCTGACCAATTCCTTCAATCGCTTGTATATCATCAACACTCGCGGCTACTAATTTTGCTATGCTCGGAAACTTGGCTACTAATTTTCGGCGTGTTTTGAATCCAACCTTCGGCAAAGCCTCGACCATAGCATTTCGGAAATCAGTTGGGTTAGCGCCTTTGGGTCGGGGAACATAGAGTCGATGATTGTCATCTTCAATCTTCCCGATTAATTGGTGCATCACTTGAGCGGCGTCGTATCTGTCATCAATAAACATCGGCGGATAGCCAACAGCGGCCAAACTTGCTATGAACGACGTGAAGATTTTATCTGAAACTTGTCGCTCTTGTAATCCCTTTTTGATTTCCGTATATGATTTCGAAACTATCAAAAATGAATATTCAGCAGTTTCTCTCATGGCGCTTAGTTGTCTTAGTCTTCTGCCATCGAACAGAGACGGAACGAGGTCGTCCTCTTTTCTCTCGATACTGACTTTTCGACTTGATACATCTCCTTCTCCTGTATTGAGATGAACAACTTCGAATCCTAAATCTCCGAGATACGCGCACATCGTCCAATGTTCTCGATGGTCAACTTTTCGATGTCGGCTAACCATTTCGTTCAGAATCATTTCCCCAAGTTTTTTCTCTAACTTCCATGGGTCTATTGAAGTCAATAGGAACTCATCTTGGTCCGGCATATCCTGTCTCGTTCCCGAAAGTGCCATTTCTTCAATCAAGTTTTTCGAGTATCTGTACAATCCCAAAAGTTGACCAAGGTTCGGTTCGCCGTCAAAGAACGCCGCAAGCGATTCTTCGTTTTCGATTATCTTGTCATATTTCGCTGTCTTATTTGCTACCATTTTTCTTTCTCCACTTCCTGTTTATTGTACGAACTTGGTTAGTTGCCCCACCTTGAAAAGTCTTCCATCTCGGACAGGTTTCACCAATGCAACAGCCCTTGGCTTTGAGTGTTGTACAGTTCGGGAATGACCGCCATTTCGGGTCATCGAATATTGTTGACATTTGATAGAGTCTATGCTCTTTATTGTGTAAGTCCACATAACCAATTGTCTTCCCCATTTCCATCCAAATATCTTCGAATCTCCCCCCATCATAGCCTAATGTTTTTCCGAACAGCGCACTAAACACCCTTGCGTTGTGTGGGGGATTCCTACGCTTCAATTCATTGACGACACCCGGACATCTGTATTCAAGCGATTTTAGAAATGCCGTCGTTGATGGATTGTAATCGAAATCGGAATTGATAATATCACGAAGTTGAGTTTCGGGTTGGTGAAGTTCAACACCAAGTTCGACAATGAAATCTCGCAAAGTTAGTCTTCTCCCGATGATGTTAGGCAAAGCGTATCGAGGTCGATAGGACATTTTTTCAATATCCTCGTGTGAAATTGTGTCAAGTTTTTCCGTGTCAACAGGAACAGCATATCTGCCGGATAATTTACCCAAGCGATTTACATGACGAGTGAATGGAATCCTACACAAGCGTTTTGGGTCGCCGGTAGTTTGTTCATCCAAAGTATTCAGTCCAAGTGTTTTTCCGAGATGAGTTTGAGTTTGGTTTAGAAGATTCTTCAACGCATCCGCTGAACCGTCGCGATGGTCGAACTTGAACTTCGTAGGTTTGTGAATTATGAATAAATGATAACCCTTGCTTCCGGAATACTGAACCCAATGTGCGATGTTCATCTTCGTCAAGAATTGAGATAATCTTTGAGCGTCAGCAAATGCGTTTTCCGGTTTCGTCTCGTGGTCGAAGTCAAAGAAAGTCATCTCGTGAATTATTTTACCCGGACTTTGTTTATTTCCAACTTCCCACTTGAGCGCGTCATAACCGCCGGTTGAAATGAAGCAAGATGAATTACCATCCCACTGAACAAGTTTCGGATAAACTTCATCGGTTGAGTAAACGAACTCTTGTCTTGGATTTCCTATCGCCCTTGGGAAATGTCTGAACCCGAGATGTTCGAGAAGTAATTCCATTTTCTCATTATCAAATCTCATCCAAATCCTCGTCCTTCCCGACGAGGGCTTCGAAAGCATCTCTGACATCAGCCAATTGATTTTTCAATGCGGCGTCATAAGCCAATTCGATTTTATCGTCAGTGATTCCCGCATGAGCAAGAAGTAAGTCAAGTTTGACGGCAGTCATAATTTGGTCGCGAGTTTCCTCGTCAATACCAAGCGCTGATTCTGCTTTCACTCGTTGATATAATCCATGATTCGGGTCGTACATTATCATCCCTCACGTTGCGCTTCTGTAGCAACGACAACAGTCGAACCACTTTCAATAATTGTGAACGGAGTCGCTGAATGTTTCTGAACAACGTAATTCTCACCGTCAAGCCGACCGAGGATTCCACCAAGATTCTCGGTGAAGTTTAGTGATATTGCAGGTCCTTCGACTGTTGCATTAATCGGCGTCATAGAACGATTGGTCTTTGAACCCCAATGTCCGGATTCGCAGGTCGAACCATTCTGATTGAAGTCGAATGAAACGTAAGGAGCGCCGGCGACAGTCATGTCAACTATTCCGTTTTGCATTTCTTGTTTCGAAAGTACGACTCTTGTTGTACATTTTTCTCCATTCTTCATTGGAATTGTAAACCAACCGTCAGAATCTTTCGGCATAATCCAATGGTCGGGAACGACGAAACAATCATCTTCATCAGCCGGATGATAAACAACATTTCCACCGCTTCGAGATGAAACGGTAATTGGAGAGTTTGGTTTGCATTCAAGTTTGACCATTTCACCGGGGAACTTAGTATCTAAAAGTGAAGCCATTGATTCCGGGTCGAGCAACATGATGACAGGATTCTTTACCTTCAAGCCGCCAATTGTTGCATTGGTCATTATCAGTTGAACTGTCTTAGCAATATCGTGAGTCCAAATACTCAATCCTTCTTCGGTGAATAATGCTTTCACAGGATTTGAAGGATTGTCGAGAACTGCTCGACGAAGTGCGGTTGACAGAGATGATGATTCGGCACGAACGATTCCCGTTCTGCTCACGTTGCTATTCGGCGTTAAGGTCATAGTTCTTCGTCGTTCCACACCTTTATGAAATGAATGGTGTATATTTACCGACGAACGGTCAACATTCCGGTCATTAACAACCCGACTACTATCATTCCCAAAGGTGGCAACAATACCACGATTGGTCCTATCAAACTAGGACTTATCTCCATGTTTCGTCCTATGTCTTCCCCCTTATCAATGTTTTGGTTTTATCAATGAAAAGACATCGTTTTCCCTACTTCCTTTACATTTTCGAATATATTGACGTCAATATGTGGGTATATTGGGGATAATATTGAGAAAAAAACTTGCGATATTTTGCACAGGTTAAGTAGTGTCAGAATATTGACACCAATAGCCCGGAAATAGTTTCTTTTTAATCGAACTTTTGCACACTTTTTGCACTAGAAAAAAAGTGCGTTTTTGAGCCGCAAGCGCACATTTATTTTGGCTTCAAAACGGCGTCGTTCTATAAGGAGTAAAAATACAGAGCCTATAGGAAGTCTTGGTAGTCAAGGTATTGACGTCAATATTATTCGTAGGCATCTTCCCTAGCAAGCCACAACTTTTGAGGGTATCGAGTTCGACCATCAATTCCGGCGACTCTTTCAGTTCCTACACATTTGAACAGATGTGGTTTCTTGGCGAGATGATTTGTGAGACGGTGCATTTCAAATGGTTGGTCATCTAATTGTACAATCTGACCTGTAGTCAATGCCGTCCCGGATGGATGCCCCGCGCCTGCTTTTAACATGGCTCGATGAAGGCGTTTTACGTTGCGGCCATCGGTCTTGCCCATGCGTCCGAATTGGCGCTTGCCGTACTTTGATGATGGAACTTCTCTGTTATTTTCATCAGTTGGCATCTTGTCTCTTACGAATAGTCAATGCTTTGAATGGTTTAGATATTGCGGTGTCTCTGATGGCTTTTTGCACATCCTCGGGTAAAACAGGCAACAACCGTTCAACATTTGTATTTGACAAAGTTGACATTTGTCCGTAAACTCCGGCCGGTACTAATCGCTGAACTTCGTGTGGAAGATACTTCTTGTTTTTCCTATCTTCCCACTTCACCGCATACTTCTCTGTAATCCTAGTATTTTCTCCTACGGCGGCGTGTCTATCGAACCACTCATTCTTGATGTGGTCTTCGATTGCTTTCTTTTTCTTTGTGAGAATTGCTTGAGCCGCCTTGATTCCTTGAAGTTGGTCTAACATTTCATCGGGGTCATCATCAACGGGTGTTGCTCCGACAACAATATCCCACGCTCCCATCTGAACAAGTTTTTGAGCCTTCGGACAGATTTCAGTAAACGCACACCATTTACAGGCAGGTCCGATTGTTGCCTTTGGTTCTTCAATTGAATTAATCCATTCCCATTTGGTTTTCAAGAATGCTTTGAAAGTGTCAATCTTTTCATCTGACCAACGAGTTGAAACAGTTCCATAACGAGTCAAATCGAAAGTGAATATAATATCCTTATCCGGCCATAATTCCTTAGCGACTGAAAGATACATTCCCGCCTGTACATTTGAATCTGCTTCCTCTTGTTTGATTGGCGCTCGTTGAGTTTTGTAATCAACAAGTTCGATTGTGTTCTCGTCAATCTCAAGCGTCAAATCAATGAACCCAAAGACGGGAACTCCATTTGACAAAATGTACGGCGCTCTATGAGAACCGAATTGTTGCTCGACGTGAAGAACTTTGACAGGTGCAGTTCCTCTCTTCTGAAACCAACGTGTCAACATTTTCACTCCATCTTCATAGAGGTCGAAATCAATTTCCGCTTTGGCGCATTCAGCGTCGTAAAGTTCTAGCAGTTTGTCAAGACGTGGGCGTCTGACTTTTCCTGTCTTTGGATTTGGTCTTCTCCACTCTTCGAGAGCGTTGTGAATATTACCGCCAAGACGAGCAGGTCCGAGATTGTCGCGATGTTCGTTAGCCCATTTTACTTGAACTGCTTCTTCATTTGGTGGGTCATAACGAAGTTTGTAAGATAGTTGACAATCTTGTGCAGTCTTCAAACGGGATGCGGATAAGTACGGGACTTTCATGTTCGTTCACATTCCTTTCGCTGTTAGCCACCTATTTGAAGAACTCGCCAACGGAGATGTTTAGGATTGCTTTTTTACGGCATTCCAAAACTTCTCTTGTGTTGGGTTCTCTATTCTGAACGGTTTACAAGTTCTTGATTTTCTGATTTCAGATACGTGGCGCGTCTTTAATTCGCCCTTCACTGTCCTCTGTTGTTGAGTCAATTCTATAATCCAATCAAACAAAGGGTCTGTCAAATCAGCACGTCCGGCCGCGGCGACTACACGATTCTCATTTGCAGTTCCATATCCTTCGGTGTAAGATTTCAAAAGAACGGTGGAGATGAAATGATATTTGTAAATCTCCGCACCAACCTTCAATCTCTCGTATGGTTGAAAGAACATTTTGTTAATAACTTTGTAAGAGTGCATTTGACCTTCGGCAAACATAGGGAGAGTTTTCTTCCCTTCTGAAATTGCTTGAGCCTGTCGAGATAGTAATTGTTCTGCCTCTGATTTTCCATGAACTTCAATCGAGTAATAATCACGACAAGCGAGATAATACGCGCCTTCATTTTCCATACACATTACACGGACGCCATCCGGATGTTCTTCGGCGTGTTGTCGGTGCAAGTCGATAAATGCTAGAACCATTTGGTTTACTTCTTCGGGTGTTCGGCAAACTTTTCTGTAAAGTCGTGGGCGAAGTTCCGGAGATAGTATGTCATCTCGAGCAACCAAATCTCTTTGGCCTTCTAAATCACAATCAATAATAGTCATCAATCCTTCTTCCGGTTTCAAGCCGGCAGTTTTCATTTCATGGTCGAAAAAGGACAGAGAGAAGTGTGATTTTCCACCGCCCGGAAATGCCTGTAATTTCATATGACGAAGTGGTTTGCTCTCCGCCATTGATGTTCCCGTATCTGCCGTTGCTATTAATGCTGAATAATCAGTCTTCTTCTTCTTAGCCATATCAATCCCTCATTTACCACCTATTTAAGCGACTCCAATCAGTCCCAATCGTCCCAATCATCGTCGCCATCTGTAGCGGGTTCAGCGGCTTTTTCAGCGGCTTTTTCAGCGGCTTTTTCAGCCTTCTTTGGAGTAGGTGTCTCGACAACTTCTTCTGTTTCCTCTGCCGTGGAATCTTCAACTATTGCAGTAGTTTCAGTTGGTGTTTCAGAAGCCACATCTTCTTCGTCGTCATCATCGTCAGTTATTGTCGGGACATTCGTTTTGAAATATGACGCCGCATCATCATCGTCGTCATCGCCACCTTTCGGTGTCTCGGGTTCGGGTGGAGAAACAACCACTAGACCGATTGCACATTCCATGTTTGCTGATAATCCGTAGTCATTGGATGACTTTACAGATACTAGAGCCAATATTTTTGAGTATTTTCCGAATCGTGTAGCGATTGCAGTTGAACACATACAGTTGAGAAGTAGATTCTCACCGGATTCAATTGCATCCATGGTCATAGTTGAGTCGTCTTTCAGTAGCATTTTTCCGAATTGATTTCCGGCACGAGAGTTTTGAACTCCGGCGTAAGATACTGATGCTTCGATAAGACGGAAGTCGTTGTTTCCGACTGAAAGATTGTCTTCCAAGTCCGCAATATCTGTTATGTCGAATAATCCTTTGAGTAATTCTTGACGGTCGCCATGTTCGTATTCTTCTTGAGCGAATGAAGCAAGACCTTGCATTGGTCGAAGGTCAAGAATATCTGCGTCAAGATTCTTGCAGGTTATTGCTAGAGAATATTTTCCATCTCTTTCAACGTCATCTGCTAGAGAAGCGTCTGCGTCCCAAAGTGAAAGTCTGAATAATGAAGGTTCTGATTCAACATCGTCATCTTCAACTACTGCCTGTCCCATGATGAAACATACAGGGCGAGGATTTCCGGAAGCCACACCAACGATTCGGTGATTTACTTCCCATATATCTAGGTGTCCGGTGTATCTCTTCTGACGAAGGATTGCGGATAAATCCACTAATACAGTTTCGGTTATGAATTGTTGCGCCGGTTCGGATGATGCTCCGCCGAGTTCAGAGATGGTTTGCGACAACGAAGGGTCGTTCGCTTTTCTCTGATACATTTCAGCGACGGGTTTTCCGTCGGTAAAAATGCCGTTCACTATGCCGCGCTCAATATATGGTGCGAGGCGTTTCTTTGCTATCTTGGGTAATGCAGTTTGAGATTTGCTCATATCGTACCCTCATTCCCCACCAATATAAAGGACAGGGTGTGTTCAAGAATCTTCATATTCATCAATGTATAATTCAGCCAAGGATTCCCATCCTTCATTCGAATGCTCTGATATTTGCACTTTCTTGATAGTTTCTCTGACAGACTTTTGCGCTTCTAACTTTTCAGTCGCAGTTGATTTCTTGGTTTGGTCAAGCCAACTTGTGCCGGAGAACATTGAGTCTCTTGACCTATTGACGCCAATAATGTCCCAAAGCATTCTATCTCGATTTGATTTTCTCATGTAATTTGGTAATAACAAACTTCGCCAAACCTGCGAATCTTTCTTTGATTTACATCCAAGCGATTTCAGAATTGCTTTTTCGTTCTTATCTATCTGTCTGAACTTTGCGGGTTTGCCTGCTCTAGTAATCACGTCAGCGAAGTCCTCGAGGATTACAGGGATTGCTTTTCGTGCGTGTTCAATGAATAGGGGTGTTAAGGCATATGTCTCCATTAAACCGCTACGGGTCTTCACCAAGCGCCATGTCTTTCTCCCACCGCCTCGGCCACCACCTCTTGCTTTTACTTCTATCAAGCCGGCATCTTCTAAAGTCGGCAAATGTTTTTCGAGCAAAGCATTCTTGGTGCAGGCGAACGCATTGATGTGTAGCCATTGAAGAATATTGTCAGCGGAGAGTGGTCTTTTCGATTGTTCCATCGCAGTCATCTCGGTGAAGATAACCCACGAACCATCCGGTACACCCGACAGGCTCGCTCTCAATACCAAGTCGGCAAGGATTAATCCGTACACATTATCTTCAACAGAAGACAACAGATATTCTGTATCGTTGAAAACTTCAACCGGGCGTTGATGTTGATGCAACAAAGTGATTGAATCAATTATTGACAGAACTTTTGCTATGTCTCTTTGATGTTGAGCGTTCTTAGCAGGGAAGAAGTCCGACATTATAGGAGCGAATATGTTCCTAACTTTGTAATTTTTCAATGACAGCATTGACGCTTGTAATAATTTCACATCGGGATGGACGTTGAATTGTTCGGGTCTTGCTTTGGAGAGTAATTGATTCTCAACAACCATTCCGACTTTCTCGCTTGTAATATCCGGAGTCATCAGAAGTTGTCTTGTGATTTGTTCTTGTTCCCTAGGATTTCTAGTGGTTAGCGTTATGAAACTTGGTTGACCTCTAATAATGAAATCTCTTGTCTCAATCTCTCCTGTCAGTTCATTTTTGATTGGAGTTTTCCAAACCAATTCTGAATCGTCGCCGGACATTAATGGTTTCATCTTTCTAATGAAAGGTTCTGATTCATCTTTCTCAAGAACGACAATACATTTACCATCGACTTTCACAATGAAGTTCCCGTCTTCATCGACTTCATCATAATCGTACTTCAATGCTTCACGAGATGCACCGGCTAGAACCATAACCATCGACTTAGGAAAACCGTTCCTAGCAGTTAGAGTCATGTATGTTTTTCCGGACGCTGACTGACCAATCATCTCAAGATTCAGTGGACTTCCGGTTTTGCATGACAACATAACTAAGAACGTGAGAAGCAAGTTCGCATCATCACCGACAAAAGGTGTTCCTCTTGATTCGTGTAGAATCTCATTCACTCGGTCAATCAAATCCTCTTTCTTTAGGAACTCTTCAATCGTATCGGCGTCAATAGCCCCAAGAGTTGAATCCTCACCGTGGTAAGTTGATGCTTCAACAAGTTCTCGCTTCTCAATCGGAGCGGGAATATATGTTCCATCTTTCAGAATAATTCCGACAGCCAACATTCTGTTAGCCCAATTCTTTTTTGCATCACCCTCTAAACCACTGTCAAGCCGGCTAAGTGAGTGTTGAGATAGGACATTTATCTTACCCTTCGGTGTACCGTCAATCTCAAGCGCGAAGTCCATTCTACCTTTTGCGGCTGATAAAAATGTCAGTGAACATTCGAGTCCTTCAACCACCACATCAAATCTTGTTGCACTGTCCGCTGATTGCCTAACTTCGCCGTCCATATTGAAATGGGACATTCCCACGTTAATAAGAAAGTCGTGTGTGATAGCCCCTACCTACTATCACGAATCCGTGTAATCCGTGTTGCGACAGCCCCTACCCTCTGCCACTTCCCCTCGCCCGGGGTCTGCCGTGTACTTCCTCGTTGTTTAACGTCAGTCTTCTGACGGCGAACTGCCCAACATGAATATTTTACAACCTCTGTTGTGTGGGTGGCGTACCCACTTTCGCTGTTTGACCCTATAGGTGTCTGTTTATAAGTCTTTTTATTGATAGAATGAGACATTGATAAACCGAAACCTTTATAGCCGGAAGTGCCTACGACAGTACAGAGAAGAAAGCCACTCCGACACCGCCCTTCAAGCACGAGGCAGAACCGCCACCGCAGGGGTCTTGGAAGGACAGAAATCTTCTCTCGCCGAAAGGCGTTCCCGAACGAACGGACGATTTGGGAGCGGCCTTTCTATCTTACTCACAGGGCATGATTGGAATAATGGAACAACACAAGGAAGAGAGAGGCGGACTCATAAAAAGCAGTTTCTTGTGCCGTTTGAAACTTCATGCCCGTCAACCATTACTTTCGATATACGTCCAAGTATGGTCTTGGGGCGGAACTCCAATCTGACACCAAAATATTCCGCAACCCGGATGTTCACCGCAAATGATTACAGCGTTCGGCCATTCCTCGGGCTTGAGAAGAAAGCCATCCATAGGTCCTTCTCTTTTACAATTCGGACATGACGGCCAATTTGCATAACCGTAAACTCGAACTTTTCTTGAGGGGATGTCAATAGTCTCGCCATTCATTTCAAACTTGTGCTTCGGAGCAAGAACGAACTCGGGTAATTCTTTCACGCAATCCCTCGCTTCAACCACGGCTTCATCTCTCTTATTGAGTTTTTGAACCATGACGGCAACAGATGACTGTTCCATCTCGCCCACCTTTGCCACGACCCATCAAGGATGTACAGGTCGCCTTTGTCATCTTGACTTCTAATAATTCGTCCCGCGCCCTGTACAAGTTTCAGAGCAGTTTGGAGATTGTACCATGACTGACAAGGTTTCGCGCAGTTGAATGATGAACACATTCCGTTTGAATATTTATTCGGTTCTTCATACGGACAAGCCGGAGTTCCTTCGTTGTCTCGTCTCCATGAATGCTCGTCCTCTTTCATTCTCAATTCGATTTGAGGGTCTTTGACAGGAAGGAATGGAATCTTACAAATGACCAACCATTCAGCAAGCCGGCCTTTGAAATCGAATCCCTCACCGACGTAGGTCGAGATGAGAACTAAATCCTGTCTCGGAGATTTGAAGAAAGTGTCAATCGCAATATTGCGTCCTGTCGCATCTGAACCATGAGTTAGAATCCTATCTCCATAACCCAAGTCGCGAAGTCCATCAACAATTTTCTCACGGATATAATGTGAGTGAGGCAGAACGACTCCACGCTTGTCTGTATTTCTATCCATGATTGCGGCTATCGCTTTGATTTGTTTCTTGACGCTATTATCACGCTTGCTCCAAGACATAGGACCACATGGAGCGTAAACGATATTGAAGTTATCCGGATTGAATGGAGATTTGTTGACATTAACATACAGAGTTTTCTGATGCCCAAGTCCGAGATTGTCGAGGAAGGTTTCACAATTCAAAATTGTCGCTGAAAGGAATATTCTTTTCTCGCTGATTCGTTCGAGATGTTCAAGCGCGAAACTATTGACACGAATAGGCTTCGCAACTACGAACTTCCCATTCCTGTCGCTCTTGGTTTCGACAATAACTCTCTTCGGTTGTTTTAGCAATTCCAAAAATGTTGAACATCGGCTCAATAACTTGCGCCCATTTTCTACACCCTTCTCATCTTCATCCTTTTCCGCAAGTTCGAGATAACGCTTCGCGCCATTGAAAAGATTCTCCATCGGAGTTTTCCAATCCTCGGGAGCGTAAGCCATTGGTAAACCTGTACGAGCGCCGTGAATCATTTGCCAATCTCTTGTCGTTATTTTTACTTCCATCAAATCCATGAAGAAGGATTCCATGTTGTGAGCCTCGTCAATTATTGCGAACTTTCTTTGGTCGAAGTTTGGGTCGCCCTGTATGACTCTGAACATATATGCCGGATTCGAGAGCGTCAAGCGAGCATCAGTAGCCGCGTATTTTTGTTCGTAGTACGGGCAAGGGTCTTCCCGCTTCGTGTGAGGACAGGACTTCTTGACACCATGACAAGGCGCTCCGTCAGCATTACCCGAACGAACCCAACAAGGAAAATTGGAACGGCCTCGAACTTCTTTGAGAACATGACCGTAATCATCTTTGTATTGTTGAGCCAATCCCAAACTTGGGGCGAGAAGATATGCTGATTGAAATCTTGATTGAACAGTCATGGCGATTGCCGACTTCCCGATTCCGGTAGGTGCTTGGATGACTATGTTATCGAAGTCGTCATTTTCAAGCGCCCAATAAATTACGTTGAGAACTTCGTCTTGATATTTCCTCGGAGATGGCATTGGGAAGTCCGGACGAACTTTCTCCCACAAGTCCGGAAGCGGTGCTTTGCTTGGTATGTTGATTCTAGTAATGCCCATAGAACGAGGGGTGATTCCCACGTTATTAAGCGACGTTGCCCGCTGAACAATGAGCGGCCATTGAGTAAGTTCCGAAAGGCATGAAATACTCTTCACCATTGTAATTTCTTACTGCTCGGCGAACTGCTTCTTCTCCACGCTCTGAAACCCATACTGATGCGTTTGTTCGGCGCTCTACTGTAAAGTACCAATGACAGTTTGAATCGCAAACTGATGTTGCTCTGTATGTCTCGCCTGTTGTGAATGTCGTCTCGCCGCTCATGTTCTGTCCTACGGCTTCCAGCATATAAAGGTTTTGTTCTATCAATGTCTTGAGTTATCAATAAAAAGATTTATAACTCAAAGGCTGTTCGCTTAGATTGAGGAAGAAGAGGGCTACGAGAGGTTCGATTCCCACGCATGGTTGCGGGCTTGATTCTAAATGGGGGGTTGCTCCCCCGCCTCATCAATGTCTTGAGTTATCAATGAAAAGGTTTATAACTAAACGGCTACAGGGTCAAATGCGATAGAGTCAGCCGGAATAGGCGACTTCACCGGCCGGCCTTCCACCTGTAGGGTAAACCCGTAAATCAGAGTTGGCTTGCTCCACTCCCGACGGGGGGCGGGTGTTGGCTCTTGACCGCAGATTCCTCATTTCTTCGGAATGCCGTTGTAAGACATTGTTCCGCCATGACTTCGGTGCATCCATTCACGGAGACGATTGTTCTCGTCGTTTGTTCTGAATATAGTTCCCGATTGAAGATGAATCTCCCAACAATATTCCATGTGTGTGATTGCTGAAATGTCATCAATTCGAATCATCGTTAATCCTGTCGTAGTTTCTAATTCTAAAAAGTCCATTCATTTCACCGTCGCTTGTTGCCTATCATCGGGGCGCATATTAATGGGGAGAAATAACACAAAACCCCATGGGCGCGACGCCCCAACAACAGGGCTTTCAAGGAAAAGAGTGTCCGCGCCCATATCATTCCCTGCTAATCCCACCTTAATTAATTAAACGAACATACTCATACTCTGATGTATATACAGTTCAACTATACTATGTGTCTCTTAGGGGGTTAGTCAGTTCGATTCTTTAGACTAGATTCCCCCCTAAAGGGGGGGAATCTAATGATGGGGATAAAAACTCCGATTATTGCGAAACGCCTGTTGCATATCTCAACATGGCAACCAAATCGGGGGCTTGACGACCAACAGTCATCGTCATTGATACGTCGCTCGGGCTGTATTTTATTGATACATCGAATACTCTTTGCCTGCCTGCTAGACCGCCATCAGTGGAAGCGAAGTCAACTACTTGACCCGGCATAATATCAAACCTCTCCGGTAGCGCTTGAACATTCCAACGAGAACCTGCTCGACCTTGTTGATTCAATATTTGTTGAGCAAAGAACTTGGCTGTCGGAACGTCAGTCGCCGCAGTTTCTTCGACAATAATATGAACAGGATTTTGAACAGGTGTTGTAGGTTCGGTTGCTATCAAACCGATTTCAGAGTTTGTGATTGACACTTTATTTACGAAGTCTAAATCTCCCTCATCTCTAGTTATTTGAGTCGGGTACAAATCCTGTGGGACAGAAGTTTTTGGCAGTCTCCCGGCGATGTAAGGTTTCAAACTTGTATCATCAACTTCCCTCAATCTCACAAGATTAATGTACCCGTTAACCTCTGCTTGAAGTATGACTTGGTTGGGTGTGTTGTTGACAATATCGAGTATTGTTTGGATTGCATCGAGACGACTTTTCTTAGACAAATCCAAACTTGAGGGAAGTATAACTCGGGTTTGTGTTGAGATTTTTCCTAGCGGCGGACCGTATGAAGAACCTGCGATAATATCTCTACAAACCACACCCGCGTCGGTTTCTTGGTATGTTGGATTAGTCAAAAGAACTTCTTTCGTCAAATACCCTAGAGCATCTAGGCAGATTATTGAAACCGTGGTAGAATCTTCTTCAATGTCTGAAACGAATCCTGTAAAAATTAGTGGTGGATTATCCCACTCCCGGGGAGATGCAAAAACTTGCACCGTGTCGCCAAGTTTCACAATACCGGACCGTCTTCCCGCCACACTATTGAGGTCAATAGTCGCCTCGGCAGGTGCATTATATCGGCGTTTTATTCGCAAGTTTTTGATTCCGGAAATTGGCTTTGTTCCGTTAATCAAAACATTCGGCGCTTTTGGTGTCGCTTCGTCTTCTGATATTGGACCGTACAAGTTTCTGAACATTACTTTTCGAGAACGGGCGAACATCACACGATGAACCGAATTATTTCTAAGACCTTGAAGTCGAACTTGCTTGG